ATCGTGATAATCTTTCATCCTGCGCTCAAGCGATAAAAAAAGATAAACACGAAGAGCACGAGCAGCAGGACTAGAGCCGGATGCCTCCACGAGCAACGTAGTAAGACCGGCTTTGTCTGCCACGACGACGACGAGAAAAAGAACGGCGGCCACGGCCACCACGACGAGAATAACGCATAATCAAAGAAATTTAGATTAGCCTAAAAAATAAATCTCAGCCAGGAAGAGAAATAATTTTTAAACTGGTTTAAAAAATAGTAAGACATTTACGCGCGCACCTGGTACGCACTACTTAAAACGCGAAGATTTAAAAAAATCGAGAATAGAGGGAGTATCATCATCCCCAAATAAGTCCTGGAGCATACGGCCTGCAATACGTGACCACATAGGGTCATTTGGATTAATGCCCTGTTTACGGAGATCAATCTCCAAATCCTTAAGAACATTGTCTTTTTTTGTAGATTGTATGACCTCAGCTAAACGACGTTTTTCAACTGCAATACGCGAAACTTCCATTTTGGAATGAGCGCGCTGTTGTTGCATAGTGAGCTGTTGTTGTTTCATCGTAGCAATACGCTCGGCAGCTTGTTGCAGATTAGAAGTCGTAAGAAGCGCGCGACGAATATCTTCACGGATAGATATGTCGGTACCTGTTTTCATTTGGCGAAGACGTTCGCGGCGAGCTTCAGCGGATACGTCCTTAAGTTCAGACTCAAAGCCAAGATCAAATCGAGAACGATCTGTATAGGCGCTCTTAAGCTGATATTCCTGCTTAATAACCTGATTTTGAGCACGAAGGTTATCGACTTGCGCCTGCTTAATTTCTATATCCGTAATAGCAGAAAGATAAGCAAGACCAGCAGAAGAAACTGAATCACCAATTTGAGGATCCCTGAATTGCGTGTTTTGGACATCGGGTATGTTGATTTGTGACGCTTGACCGCTTGCACCGCCCGCCGACTGGCCGTACATGAGAGCAGGTGACAAGCCTCCGGCTTTAAGACGTGCGACCTGTTGCTCTGGTGAATTGTACTGGTTTTGGAGATGCCAGAAAGCAAGAGCATCTTTCTTCTGGAGTTCGTACATTTTACGGTTGTGCTTTTGCTGCGCAAAATTCGTAAAGATTGTAGAGCCCGAATTGAGAGCAGCGCCGCCACCGGCGGCCAATGCTCCTATTGCGGCTAAAGGTAAAGGCATATTAATAATATTTAATTTTTAAAAAAAAATTGCGAAAGTTGTATTTGAAACCACCCGCCCCCACTGTAAGACCTTAACGGTCTTGTTGCGTTCCTTGTAGTCGCGCCGCTTCGCTATGCTCCCCGTAGAACTTACTACGACCTCTCTAGTCTTTGGTGGGGTGGGGTGGTGTCAATTAGCCATAATACATCAAGAGTAATTATGGCTAACGTTGCACTAGGCTTTTCTAGACTTTTGTACCTCCTGCCGAGGGCTACTTTACTTACCACCACCATTTAGGGGCCCTACCCTAAAAGGTGGCGCTAAGTAAAGTGATTTCCTGAACAAGTTTACACGAATATCATGCACATTAACCAAACATTAACGTTTCGGTGCAGGTTCGGGCTCAGGAATGGGTTCGGGCTGCGGTGCAGGTTCAGGTTTAGGTTCAATTTCAGGACGAGACTTAAATTGTTGCTCCTCAACAAATTGTTTAAGATCTCGGGCCAAGTCAAGTTTGTCCATTTCCGTCATATTATGAAAGTCGGGAATATCTTCTTCACCAGCATAGACTGGTTGGAAAGTTTGGACATTTTCGCCACGCACATAGCGGCGAAGAAGTTCCTCTAATGACATAGTCATACCGGGAACAGTTTTGGAAGGCAAATTATTTTCCTCGGGACGAGAATTTTTAATGCCAAAATGAATGGCCATTTGCCAATTTACGATATGTCGGTGTCTCATAACCGTTCTTTTTGTTGTGAATAAAAATGTTTGTGCCTGCCGTATCGGACAGAGGACTTCCATTGTTCGTATGTAAAATCCTTATAACCTAAAAGGGCAAACTGTCGTTGTTGTTCCTTCTCTTGTTGCTCGGTAATAGCCTGCGCAATACGCGCTTGTTGCTTTTGCTGATCGTCGTTATATAACTTATTTCTATAATACCGGGACATCGCAATAATGTTACCACCCGGACGGGTGAGATACATACGGGAAACGTCCGCACCGTGATAGGTGCGGACTTGTTCCGTAATATAATTGTCTCCAAGGGATTTCGACATAAGCGAAAATTCTTTAACACGGTCATCTCTCGAATGCTTGGGTTGCGGGGCCTTGTCAATATACTTGAGCGTATAGGCGATACTATCGCCAGAGACATTCCCAATGTGGACATCACCGAGTTGCCAAGCGTCATGAAAATATTCCGCCTTTTCAACACCGAACACAATTGCATGATAATGGGGCCTTTTATTTTTAGAGCCATATTCACCAACTGCGTAATACTTAATTTTGGACTGCTGTAGCTTCCGTAGACGCTTCCAATAAAGTTGAAGATCACGTTTTCGAAGAGACATAAATCCATGTTCAGTAATGGGCACATGATCAGTGTTATAAGTTAAAGTAACAAAATGTGCCGTAACAGAACGCTTTTCTTCCTGAAGCAGACGAAAAACCCAATCATTTACACGGCGAAGTTTACACGGAGGACACCGGCCACACGGAACCGGGACTTTTTCAAAGGCGCCTTTGGGCAACACGTAAAAGGGGGAATGACAGGCCATGCTAAATAGACGGTATACCGTATTTGGGCAATTTCCGAACGGCTGAAATGCGGTTAAAGATATGCGCGTAAATATGATCGACGTCGGGGTCAGTCACGGCAAAAATACGAGTATCGGGAACACATTGTATAAAGACCTCATTTAAAGCAGGGTCGGAAGCGAACTGCCGACCAAGGTGCCAAAAGTCCAAAGTAGTGCGCATTTCACCCGCAACACGAGAGTTCATAAACTTGTATTCAGAGTAGCGAGGAACATAACCAAAAACTCGATCGGGGTCTCCAGCAGCAACGCGGGCTTTTACCTCTTTTTGGAGGACTTCTTGTTCGCCGATATTGGCGAACGTTGGCCACGCGTAATCCAAACGACTAAAGCGGGAGAAAGAGCGATGAAGACCGTCTTGATATGCGGTAACAGGCTGGACGTTGATAATTCCGATAATAAATCCATGTTCTTCACAACGATAGGTGAAACGATTTCCGGAGCCAACGGAAATCCCATGACCGGCCATCTGGCCGACATTAACCCCCGCTTCAGTATTTTCAGCAGTGGCAAGTACTTCACTAATTACCATGTTTTGTTTTGCACCGCCAAGGTATTCAGGACGTTGCAAACGTGCATCAGAAGATTTGACACCAAAATGGGAAAGAATATTCTCCACATATCTAGTGCCGCCGCGGGCGTTACGCTCCAACCATTCTTGAAGACGGAAGGCACGACGAACAGTATTAATATCCACCGCATCACCCTGAACATCAACAGTAAGGGTACCATTCGGGTCGTAAGCAGCGGCACCAACACCAGATATATGCGAAGAGGTAGTCAAAGGGGTCGGGCCGGGACGGTTCATAAAAAATTCCTCGGGGGTAGTTATAACAGTACCGTCTGAAGCCTTCCTAAAAAGACCAACATTTTCGGCCTCGGTACCACCATTATACTGGTACTCTACCACCTGATCATTAGCAACAGTAAGGGGTAACTGTACAGAATCGCCCTTTTGGGCGAAAGGAAGCGCAGAAGTGAAATAATCGTGCATCCAAGCACGACGCAAAGGAGATTCCTGCAACCACACAGAATAAGCGGTAGAATTATCTCCGGCGAGAAGCTCGGAAAAGACAGGATCCTGAAGATTTTGGTCACGATAGTACTCATCCCAAATTTTAAGGTAGGCGGCAAAGGCCATAGGCGACATAGGTATGTCGGTAGTATACTCCCCAGTGGGTATACCTAAATAATCAGCAAGACTTCCTTCGACAACAGTATCAACGTCACCGGCAGGACCGACAGTTATAAAAGGAGCCTGAACGTCAGAATCACCGGTAATCCATCGTTCCCACTCGGGCCAAACAAGACGAGTAGGACAAAAAAAGAAATGCGTGGTGACGTTCACCTTATGCATCACTGGAGAGACCAAAGGGGCGAAACGAAGAAGGTTTTCTACATTAATAGAAACCTTATCGCCCGGAAGGCAATCCATCACACAAGTAGGAACAAGTTCGCCCATACTGAAACTTAATTTCAGATCGTGGGACAGGTCAAAACGGTTGGTATCGACACCGGGAAATTTGACCGAGTTAAAAATGTTTTTAGCCATTAGATAGGAATTTTAACAATGGTATTAACAGGAAAATTAACAATTTGCTTCGTGTTGATGCATAAGCACTCTACCAAATCGAGGCCGATTTCAAGTACGCTGTAAAGAAAATCATTGTGAATAAAAATATCACGATGATCAAGGTCAGTAATAAAACGATCATCAATTTTTAGATTTAAAGCCTTTCGAGTGTCTTCCATAGTTAAAGACGGATACCGCCGCGAGCGACGAAATATGAACGAGAAGAACCGCCACGACGACGGCGAGAGTAGGAACGGCGGCCACGACCGCCACGACGAGAATAGCGCATAATAAAATTGTGTTGTGCCCTACTTATATTTCGAGCGGGTGAAAAAATCAAGGATAGAAGGGGTATCTTCATCAGAACCGAAAAGGTCTTGCAGCATACGACCAGCAATACGCGACCACATAGGGTCATTGGGATTGATACCCTGCTTGCGAAGATCGATCTCCAAATCCTTGAGAGTATTGTCTTTTCTTGTAGACTGTATG